GGAGTCTAGCCTATGAAGGAATTAGTAAGCCCAGATGGGAAAGTTACGTTGTGGCCTCATCCATCAAAAGTTGAGTATTACCTAGAACGTGGCTGGACTGAACCGAAGCCAAAAAAGGCTTCAAAGAAAAAAGAAGTTGTTGAAGAAGTAACTGAAGAAGTTATTGAGAAGGAGTCTGAATAATGGCTACTCATATAGGCCGTGATGGAATCATCAAAGTAGGCGGCACATCAACTAAAAATGATGGAACCGTATTAGGCGAATTGCGATCATTTTCTATTGAAGAAACTGCGGACACTGTTGAATACTCTGCGATGGGTTCAACTGCTAGAGTATTCTTGCCAACTCTGACATCTTTTACTGGCTCTGCTGACGCATACTGGGACGAAACCGATGGCGGTCAAACTGCCTTGGCTATTGGGTCACAGATTACTATCAAGTTTTTCCCAGAAGGTGATGCGGTCGCAGATGCTGGGCCTCCAGCGGTTGCTGCTGATACGATGTATGAAGGCAATGCAATAGTGACAGGTATTACCAGGAATGCTAGTTTTGATGGAATGGTTGAAGCATCAATTACGTTTCAAGGTAGCGGTGCGCTGACAGCTTATGATTCAGTAGCGCCATAATAAGGAGTTGAAATGGCTGTTCATATTGGAAGAGATGGCGTAGTCAAGGTAGATGGAACCACTGTCGCAGAAGTTAGATCATTTTCATTGGAACAAACCGCAGATACGGTTGAAGACACAAAAATGACGGCGACTGATCGGACATTCAAAACGACATTGAAATCATTTACTGGTTCTGCTGATGTCTATTGGGACGAAACTGATGCTGGTCAAACGGCTTTGGCAGTTGGCGAAAGTGTAACTATTGGCTTATACCCAGAAGGGGATGCTGGTGGCGATACTTATTACACTGGTACGGCTTTGGTAACTGGTGTTAGTCGTTCAGCATCGTTTGACGGCATGGTTGAAGCATCAATTACCTTCCAGGGCAGCGGCCCATTAAGTAGCACGACAGTATAATGAACATTCTTGATAAAGCTAAAGCACATTACCAAGAAGTCCTTAGCGCAGATCCGAAGCCAATAGAGATTCCTGAATGGGGTGGGACGTATTATGTGCGTCCCCAGATTTCCGTTAAGAACAAAATGGAAATCCAGGCAAAGCTCACTGGAAACCAGATGGATGAAGGGTTGGCTTTAACGCTTATTTATTATTTGATAGATAGCAACAATGAGCCATGCTTCAAAAAGGCTGAAAAGGTTGAGATTGTCAGATCAGTGGATCCTGATGTTCTAATTAGGGTTGCTGGTGAAATCGCAGATATGCAGCCTAAAGCGGAAGACATAGCGGGAAACTGAGAAACGATCAGGCTCTATTCTTCTGCTATCAGTTAGCGGAACATCTGCATAAAACTGTGGATGAAATCATGGAAATGAGTTTGGTCGAATTCCAAGGTTGGACATCATATTTTGAGATAAAAGATGGCAACAAATCCCGTTAGAATTCCAATATCAGCAGAAGACAGGTTTACCAAAACTTTTGGTAGAGCTAATAAAGGTCTTTTATCTTTAGGTAATGCAGCAGCCCACACAGCAGCTAAAGTTGCGAAGATTGGGATAGCATTTGCTACCGCAGGCGTAGCAGCCGCCGCAGCCCTAACTAAAGCATCGATGACGAGTATTGATGCTCTTGCCAAAACATCAGACAGATTAGGCATAGCCACAGAACAACTTGCAGGTTTGCAACACGCAGCCGCATTAGCTGGCGTCGAAAACAGAACCCTAGAGAAATCTCTACAGAACCTAGCCGTTGGCGTGTCTGATGCTGCCGATGGAACTGGCGTTGCTAAAGATGCACTTCTTGAATTAGGTCTGAATGCTGCAATCCTAGAGAAGATGCCGCTAGACAAGCAGATGCTCGCAGTAGCAGATGCAATGAAAAATGTAGAGACTCAGACCGATCGGGTAAGGATTGCTACTGATTTGTTTGGAGCTAGAGGCGTTGCCGTATTGAACATGATCGGCGGCGGTTCTGAAAATCTTCAGACTATGGCCGCTGAAGCTGAACATCTAGGGATAGCTATCTCCAGGGTTGATGCGGCACAGATTGAGATGGCTAATGATGCTGTCACTAGGGCAGCAGGCGTGTTTACGGGTTTAGGCAATCAACTCGCCACATCATTTAGTCCGTTAATCAAAGTAGTCGCTGATGACTTTAGGCAAGCTGCATTAGACAACGAGGACTTTGGTACGATTGGTCAACGAGTCGTTCAAGTTCTTCTTAATGCTTACGGAAAGCTTGCTGATGGATTATTTATCATCCGATTAGGCTTTAAAGACCTATCTGTCAAATTGCTAGAAGTCACTAAGATCATTTTGGAGAAAGTAGATCCAGTCTTCACGTATTTAGCCGAAAAATATAACAAGATGGCTAGTGTCTTTGGAATGGATCTTATAGATACTGGTGCTGTCGAGCAAATGGTTGCCAACATGGATGGCGCTATTGCATTGGGTATGCAACAAGCTGCTGAGATGTTGAATCAGCCATTGCCAAGCGAAGGGATTAATGCAGCGTTTGAAGAAATTATTGCAGGGACCAGACGGGTTGCAGAAACGATAGCGAATGAAGCCCCTGGCAAAGCTATCACTGACGCCATGACTGAAGGGCTAGATGAAGCTGTTAAGAAGCTCAGTTTCTTTGAAGAACAAGCCATTAAAGGCGAGAAGAAGCGAAAAGAGTTTATGATGATGTCGGCTACGGCTCAAACCAGTCATGTTCTTGGCGAACTTAGCAATCAATTTTCAGGCATAGCTCAGAATAATAAAAAGCTCTTCCAACTGAATAAAGCCTTCCAGATTGCACAAGCAATCATGCAGACATACCAGGGCGCTACCCTGGCGATGAGTTCATACCCGCCACCATTAAACTTTGCAATGGCAGCAGCAACAGTAGCCGCTGGATTAGGGCAAGTAGCGCAGATTAAGGCTCAGTCATTCGACGGCGGTGGTTTCACTGGTGTTGGTTCACGTTCTGGCGGTATGGATGGCAAGGGTGGCTTCCCAGCAATTCTGCATCCGAATGAGACGGTTGTTGATCACACCAAGGGCCAAGTCCAAGGGATTACTATAATTAACAACGTAGACGCTCGTGGCTCAGGGCCAGAAGTAGATATCAAGATCCAGCAAGCCATGCAGGTAACGTCACAACAGACTATCGCTACGATTCAGGATCTTATGCGTAGAAGGCGGTTCGCATGACAACTTATAACTTCGCCACAGAGGTAGGTGTAACTCCGACTACGCAGACTTGGGAACTGGTTACTAATACTAGAACGTTTCAGTCTCCGCTGACCAATGCTGTTCAAACGCAGACTAGAAAAGGTTCGTATTGGAAGACCACTGCGACGTTTAACAATCTACAAGGCGCTGATAGGGCCAAGATGCAAGCATTCCTGGCTAAGTTAGATGGACAAGTCCATAGGATGTATTTCACCGACTACGGTTATAACCGATCAGGTAATGCACCTAGCGGAGATTCTGTTACAAATCTATTAGTTAAAGGCGCAAGCCAGACTGGTTCTAGTTTAATCGCAGACGGTGCTGATTTGACTAACACGGACTACTTTAAAGCTGGTGACTACGTAGCATTCAATAACGAGTTCCACATTGTCACGGCTGATTGCTCTACTGATGGACTAGGTGAAATCACGATTCCTATAGCTCCTCCACTTAGGAAGTCGCCTGATGACAACGATCCTATTAACTTCGTCACGCCTCTAGCAGTGATGATCGTTATGTCTACTGCTTCATGGGATACAAGGCCAGGACGAGTATCTAACTTTACAATTGAAGCTATTGAGGATGTCCTTGCATGACTCGTGGCTTTTCTTCAGCGGTTAATACAGCGCTTCAGGCTCAAAATGTTAATCTGGTCATGTTCGCCAAGCTGGAGTTTCCGTCTGGGACGCTTCATGTCCATAATGGACTTGGGACTTATTCTTGGGGATCAGTTACTGCTGGATCTTTTGAAATAGATGTCCAATACACTATTGAAACAGTAGGAACGACTGACTTCACTTTAATTGGAGCTAGTTCAAATACCGTAGGTGTCACATTTCAAGCGACAGGTGCAGGCACTGGAACTGGTACGGCA